CTTCTCAAGCGAGTCGCCGCTAAGTGCGGGTTCTCGAAATATTTCTTCGTGGACATGAACCCTCCCGCGATCGACTCGCTTGAGAAGAGGTTCCCTGAAAAGAACAAGGCCGTCTTCTACGAGGACGACTGCAACGACTGCGCGTCGGATATCAGGAGCAGGATCTCTCCCGCGTCGATCAACCTCCTGGTGGCCGACCAGACGAATATCCAGTTGAAGTTCGAGACGCTCAGGGTCTTGGCGGAAGGGAGAAGAGTTGACCTGATCGTGTACTTTCCGACTCTTTATTTCAACCGCACTATTCCAGTTGTCAAGGACGACGAGAAGATCAGGGGCATCAACGATTTCTTTGGCGACAACGGGGAAGGGATCGAGATCTGGAAGAACTCCCTCCCCGGGATCCGGAACGGCGCGGTTGTGGCGTATTACAAGGAGAGGTTGAAGACGATCGGATACACGTTCGACGGGACAGTGGACCAGGAGATCACGATCTTCAACGAGGATAAGAACTCGGAGATGTACCGGTTGGTGTTCGCCTCGAAGCATTTGCGAGGCTACGAGTTCTGGCGCAAGATTCAGGCAATCGAGCACCATGGGCAAAGAAGGCTGCCGTTTGTATGAGAGACGATCGAACACACTTACAAGTTTTCTTGGGGCCTGAATGAGCCTGAATACCGCCATCGAGTGGACGGCCTCGACGTGGAACCCGGTCACGGGTTGTACGAAGATCAGCGCTGGCTGCCAGAATTGTTATGCGGAGAGGATGTCGCGGCGACTCCAGGCGATGGGTCAGCCCAACTACCGCAACGGTTTCAAGGTAACGGTCCACGATCACGTCCTCTCGCTTCCCCTGCAATGGAGAAAGCCGCAGACCGTGTTCGTCAACTCCATGAGCGACCTGTTCCACAAGAGTGTCCCGAAGGCTTTCATCTACCGGGCTTTCGATGTCATGAACCAGGCTGCGTGGCATACCTTCCAGGTTCTCACGAAGAGATCCGAGAGGCTCGTCGACTTGGATGGATCTCTACCTTGGCGAAAGAACATCTGGATGGGCGTGACCGTGGAGGACAAGGACAATCTCTACCGGATCGACCATCTCCGGAAGACCGGCGCGGTAACCAAGTTCCTGTCTTTCGAGCCTCTCCTCGGCCCCTTGGGGAAACTGGACCTGAGGGGCCTCGACTGGGTCATCTGCGGCGGCGAAACAGGCCCCGGCGCACGATTCATGCACCCCCATTGGGTAGAGAACCTGCGCGACCAATGCACTGAGGCGGGCGTTCCGTTCTTCTTCAAGGGATGGGGAACGAAAACGATGAAGAAAACCGACCCGGACTATATGATGATCGACGGGCGGGAGTGGAAGCAATTCCCATGATATCCGTTGCCAGAGGAGGCGAAAGGATGAAGGCGAAGAAGGTCGTGAAGAACGCGACGTACTGGAAGAACGTGGCGATGGCGAAGGAATCGGAAACCCTGCGGGAGCGGCAAGAACTCAACGCTGCCAGGAATAAGATCCTCGCTGTTATCAACGAGGCGAACCAGATCCGCGAGGACAACAAGTCCATCCTGCGCGAGAACCAGAACCTAAAACTACAACGAGCCACCATGCAACTCCGCACCGGTGTGGATTCCCAAGCCGAGGTCGTGATGAGCATGAAAAAGGCGATGGAGTACTCGATCAACACGTCCGCCGCCCTGCTCGATGCAATGGGCGAGTTGGTCGACCGAGTCTCGGGCCGGAAGGCGAGGCGAGAGGGGGAGACCGGTCTGTGAGTAAGCACGCCTGTCTCTGCGGTCGCGAGATCAAAACCAAAGAGGCAAAGGTTTGCCAAAGTTGTAGAACTCTGCCGTACAAAGAGGTGAAAGACCGCATCATCGAGGCGAAGAACCGGAAAAACAATACGCTTGGAAAGAGGAAAGAGATGGGATTGACCCCATGAAATACTTCGCCCACCTATGCAACGCCCAGGACGATGATAAGCACGATCTCCTCTTCGACCGCTACAAGTTCGAGGGCTACGGAGTCTATTGGTGGCTCTGCGAAAACGTCGGAAAACGCAAGAAGACTGCAAATGACGACCCTGAATACCTGTTCAACATGAAACGACGAGAGCAGGAGCGAGGCACTTCAAGGAAGCGAATCGCCGAGATGATAGGATTTATGCACGACATCGGACTCGTGATCGCTGACGTTAGGGGCGACTGGATATCAGTCAGGATACCGAAATTAAATGAGTATTCCGCTGAATGGCAGAAGAGGTTGGCGAAGAAGAGGGGCTGCGAGACTCAAGAGACACTCGGGAGCGACTCAGTAGGGGCTCGGGAGCGACTCCTGCCAGAGGTAGTAGATAGAAAGAAGAGAGAGAAAGATCTTAGGCAGACAACTCCGCATTCGACCGTTCAGGCGGTCGATGCGTCGTCTGAAATCGAAGACCCGAAAGCCAGAGCGGAGGCCATGAAGGTCATCAAGGACGCCATGAAGACCATGAACATCGGAACCCCTCAACAGCAAACCCCAAAGTCCAAAGACTCGGGGAATGGGAAGATCCCAACGGCTTCAGGTCCAGAAGTCGAGGCGATGGGTATCCAACTCGAAGTCAGTGGCTTCGTGGGACCATTGGTCCAGGACATCCTCGATGCATGGTGGGCCTTCCACACGGGAACGCACAACGAGTACGCACTCGCGGCGGCTCTTGACAAGCACGGAATCAAAGGGCAAGATCGGTCAAGAGTCTACCAAACCCTCGGAGTTGTATGAGAAATGAGAGATTCCAATCTCACCGTACCGAAAAAGGTACACGGGCCTTTCCCTGCAACAAAGTGTTGCATAGTGCACCAATCCGTTGCATCCCCGCTGTTCTACGGCGCAACACCCAAACCTGTGGATAACTTCATGAGCAATATCAATGGGATAGGCCAGCGTCCGGTAATATATATTATGTCAAATCGTGAGGTAAGTGTATGAGATCATTGATGATTGTGTCAAGTTATGGGGTAATTATGTGGGCGAATCAGGCGTTTTATTTGCGCGAGGGGGGCGGGGGTGGGGGTACCCCCCGGAAAAGCCACGCGCCCGCTCGTTTCAGGACCTCCCCGGCTATTTTCCGTAGTTTTCCCCACCTCTGTTTTTTGAAGTTCTACGATTTTAGGAGGATAGATTGCGTGTGATCCGGGTTTTCCCAAGGGAGACGAAGGCTACTCCAACCGATGCCCTTGTCCGGGTTGGCGTTGGGCCGACGCTTTTCGATTCTGCCGACGAGGTCCATATCAGCGCGACTTTCTCGTGGGACCTCCCGATTGTCGACCACCTCGCGAAGGAATGGTCCGCCATCGCCCCCGTGAAGGTTGGCGGCCCTGCGATGGGGATGCCAGGGGGCGAGTTCTGCCCCGGCGAGTTTCTTCGCCCCGGCTACGTCATCACTTCTCGTGGATGCCCGAATCGGTGTTGGTTCTGCGACGTCTGGCGACGGGAGGGTCCGATCCGAGAGTTGCAGATCACGAACGGCGTGAACGTGTTGGACGACAACCTTCTCGCGTGTTCCGATGCCCACATTAGCGGCGTGTTCGATATGCTCGCTCGGGTGAGGACGTCAAAGACGCGGGTCGTTTTCACGGGGGGACTTGAGGCGGCACGGCTGAAGGAGTGGCACGTTCTCCGGTTGCGGGATCTCCACCCGCATGGGATATTCTTCGCCTATGACACCCCGGATGATCTCGCGCCTTTGCGCCGGGCGGGGGAGATGATTCTTGGAACGGTTTACAAGCGGGGGTCGCATTGCCTCCGGGCCTACGTCCTCGTAGGTTATCCGAAGGACACAATGGAATCCGCAGAAAAAAGGATGCGCGAGTGCCTCGCCGCCGGGTTCACGCCGATGGCGATGCTCTACCGCGACCGAGAGGGCAAGCGCGATCCTTCTTGGGCGCGGTGGCAACGAATATGGGCTCGCCCCGCGCTAATTTACGCCGCCGGAGGTTTTTAATGACGATCGTGAAGGATTCGCCGAAGGAAGTCGTTGTGCCGGAGGTAGTCGGGCCGGATGTTCGGAAGGTATCTCGCCGGGAGCGTCCTGGGGAGTTTGGTTTAGCGGGTCAGGGTCGGGCTGCGGTTTATCAGGGGGAGCGTCCTGACGATGCCCAGGTGAAGGCGATGGCTCCTCCGAAGCCGGCGAGCAAGCGGGCGTTGAGCCGGATGGGCCTGACGAGGAAGGAGGCGACGTACCTCCAGGCGTTGGTGGGCTCGAAGACTCACATTGAGGCATACGAGCGGGCGTTTCCGATGGGGAAGGCGAAGTACGCATCGCGGAGGAAGCAAGCCTCTCGGATCCACACCTCGATTCTCGGGAAGATCGGGGACGAGGGTTTGATGGAGGCGATGGGGATCGGGAAGCAAGCGACGTTCGAGAAACTCCGGCAGTTGAAGGACGCGAAGGTCATCAAGGCGTTCATCGTGCCGGAGAGCGGGGCGGTGGTCGAGGCTGGTCCTTACGAGGACAACCAGACGCAGTTGGGGGCGACGAAGTTGCTGACGCAGATTCACAAGCTGGTGCCGGACGAAAAGGGCGGTGGTGGCGGTACGGTGATCGTGAACGTGGTGCAATATAACCCTCCAGATTTTCCAAAATGGCCGGGAGGGGGTAGGGTATAATGGACAACAAGGAGGCCCGCCGCGCTTACGAAAAGCAATGGCGGGAGAAAAACAAGGAGCGGTGCGCGGCGGCATCGCGGCGATGGCGAGAACGGCACCTGGAGAAAGTTCGCGAGAAGGGACGCGAGGCGGCGGGAAGGTTCCGGCAGTCTCCGCGATGGATGTCGAAAGAATGGATCGAGAAGCGAGCCAAGTGGCGCAAGGCTGACCTGGATAAGTTTCGGGAGAGGCGATGTATCCAGAGGGCCGAATATAAACAACGCCCCGAGGTGAAGGAACGAGAGAACGCTCGGCAGCGGGCCGCGAACGCGACCGGGAACTCTGCCGCTCAACTCCGGCGAGCGGAGACTCGTTCCGCCATCAACGCCTACAAGGTTGAGCATGGGTGTTGTGTCTGTGGGTACAAGAAGTGCGCGTCGGCGATTCACTTCCACCACGATCGCCCCGGAGAGAAAGAATTTACTCTCGCCACCGCAGTTGTCCATAAGATGTCGTTCGATAAAATTCTGGACGAGATGGAGAAGTGCGCCTTACTGTGCGCGAACTGTCACGCTGAAGTTCACGCCGGGGAGCGCGAACTGCCGAGCAAGCGGCCCCCGAGTTTCGAGAAGTGGGTTCAGGCAAGGCATAAAACCCCGGGAGGTGGGAGAGTATGAACAGATTTCTGCGGCGGTTGTTCTGTTGGTTTTTCGGGCACGGCGATCTGAGGATCCGTCTGGTCAACGCGAAGACTCGCACCACGGTGTACACCTGCGGGGATTGCGGCGCGGTGTGGGCGGAGCGGGACGGGGTGCAGGCATGAAGAAGAAGAGGCGGGTGAAGTTGCCGTCGTTGAAGCGGCTCCAAGCGCGGGCGGATCGGTTGTGGTCGAAGATGATTTTGGCGGACGGGACGGGGGCGTGCCAGGTGTGCCACAAGCGGGAGTCCATCTCCGCGCATCATATTTTTCATAAGGGGGCGCATGGTCGGGCGCGGTACGACCGGAGGAACGGCTTGCCGATCTGCCGTGGCTGTCACTTGCGGGAGCGGTTTGATCCGACGCCGGTGGTGTTCGCCGCAATGCGGTACCAGCGGATCCCGGTGATGTGGGCCTTGGAGAGAGACGTCTCTGAATCCAGCGGGCAGTACGTCTGGACCCGCGAGCGGCTGAACATGGTCATCATCGCGATGGAGACGATCCTGGAAGGGGTGCCGAATGCCGTCGATTCAGCTGCCGAGTAATTTCAACCCGAGGTCGTATCAGTTGCCCGTGATGTCGGCGTTCGAGGCTGGATGCCGCCGGGCCGCGCTGGTGTGGCATCGGCGGGCGGGCAAGGACAAGGTCGGGCTGGCGGTGACGTCGAAGGAGTTGTGGGACCGGCCCGGCGTGTACTGGCACCTGTTCCCGCTGTTGAATCAGGGCCGGAAGATTCTGTGGGACGGTAGGGGCCGGGACGGGAAATCATTCCTCGACGCCTTCCCTGCCGAGATCATCAAACGGAAACTCGATCAGGAGATGAAGATCGAGTTTACGAACGGCTCGCTCTGGCAGGTTGTCGGCGTGGACAACGTCGATGCGTTGGTTGGCGCGAACCCTCGAGGGATCGTCTTCTCCGAGTGGTCGCTCATGGATCCCGTGGTCTGGAAACTTCTTCAGCCGATCCTGCTGGAGAACGGCGGGTGGGCGATGTTCATCTACACGCCTCGCGGGAAGAACCACGGGTACACGACGTACAAGGTTGCAAGCCGGGACCCTGAATGGTTCTGCTCGTTGAAGACCGTTCGAGATACGATTCGGGATGCGCCGGGGGAGGCGGGCGGAGCCGTGATCCTGGAATCGGACATTGACAAGATCCGTCGCGAGGGGGATGAGGAAGGGAACGTCCCGGATGAGGATACGATTCAGCAGGAGTACTACTGCTCATTTTCCGGGAACCTCCAGGGCGCGATCTACGGGACTCAGATGTCGATGGCGGATCGTGAGGGAAGGATCTGCCGAGTTCCGTGGGAACCTCGCTTCGCCGTCCAGACCGCATGGGACTTGGGTTTGAGCGACTCGATGATCGTCGGATGTTTTCAAATCATCGGACGCGAATGGAGATGGATCAACTACTACGAGAACAAGAAGATGGGCAACAGGGTTTCCAAGGAGGGGTATGAGCCGGGGATGCTCGGCGCGATCAAGTGGCTGAAGGAGCAGCCGTACACGTTCGACCGGCACTACGCCCCGCACGACGCATCGGCGGGCGAGATCTCTTCCGGCAAGAGTCGGCAGGAGTTCGCCCGGCTTCATGGGATCGAGTTGTCGATCGTTCCGAAGCACACGATCGAGGACGGGATCGACGCCGTTCGTCGGCAGTATTCGAGCATGGTGTTCGATGAGAGGAACTGCGACGCGCTCATCAACGCCGCCCGCTCATATCGGTACGAGTGGGATGAGAAGAAGGCGTCGTTTTCCCGGAAGCCGTTTCACGACTGGTCTTCCCACGGGTGCGACTGTATGCGATATGGTGTGATGGGGTACATCCCTCCTGTGGCGAAGGATATGCCCGTGGTCGCGACCGGCATGGACTTCAATCCGCTGAACTACGAGAAGGACCTGCGGGGGTTGCCGACCGAAGCCGCATGGGAGTTCGATCCCTTCACGGGGATGCCTCGGAGGTGATCCGGGTATTCCCCACGGTGATGATCGTGTTGAGCGTTGGGGCGTCTATCGCGTATGCCGCCGACGGTACAAACTGGCGGATGGCGGTGTACTGGGCCGCCGCGGCGGTGTTGAATTACGTGGTGACGTGGTGATTTTTCTGCTTGACTTTTCCGGGGAAGATCTATAAGCGTGGGAGGTATCATGCCTCTCCAGAGCAAGGCGCAGATGAGGTGGATGTTTGCGAATCATCCCGCGATGGCGAAACGGTGGATGAAGGAAACACCTGATCCGAAGAATTTGCCCGAGCACAAGAAGCCCGGCAAGACGTTCCTCACGAAGACGGCGGGAGGGTGATATGTCCTGGTTGAGCAAAGCGGCGGGATTCGTGAGCAAGGCCCTGGGGTATACTCCCTTCACGGGATATGGGATATTGAACTCCGCGACCGGATACGGATCAACAGGCCCCCTGTCGGGTCTCGTGAATAAAGTCGGGGCTACAGTCGGAATCACGACTCCGGGTCAGAGCGTCGAGAATAAAAAAGCGTCCGCCGCTGAGGCCGCGCAGATCAACGCCGCCCGAAAGGCCGCGCACGACGCCGAGGTCGAACAACTCGGACAGAACGCGCTTGGTGTCGTGAATCTTCGCAAGCGTCGGGGCTCGGCGGCGACCATGCTCACGGGCTCGCCGATGATGGGCGGGTCTCCGGGGTCAACCGGAAAGACAATGTTATCCCAATGAAGCCAGCCGATCCGAAGTACGTCGCGAACTGGTACGGGCGGCTCCTGGCTCAGCGAGCTCCGTGGGAAGCCATGTGGCAGGACCTCGCGAATTACCTCACTCCGAACAAGTCGATGATAATCACGAAGAAGTCTCCCGGAGCGAAGACGACGGAGTTCGTCTTCGACGGTACGGGTGAGCGATCCCTGCGGCGGCTCGCGGCGAATATGCACGGCTCGCTGACGTCCGCCTCCCTGAAATGGTTCTCCCTCAAGATGCGCGACAACAATCTGAACAACTCGAAGGTCGTGCGGATCTGGCTCGAAGACAACGTGGGCCGGATGCTCAATACGTTCAACCAATCGAACTTCGGCTCCGAGGGTCAGGAGTTGTACGTCGATCTCGGCGGCTTCGGTACCGGCGCGTTGTTCACCGAGGAGGTCGATTCGGAGGCGGCGGGCGTGTTCGGCGGCTTGCGCGTGACGGCGTTGCCGATGGGCTCCTACGTCATCGACGAGGATCCTTACGGGCGGGTCGACGTCATCATGCGGATGCTCACGAAGACCGCCCGGAATCTCGTACAGCAGTTCCCCGACACGGTGCCGGAGAAGGTCAAGAAGGCGGCGGAGGAGCAGAAGGATGTGTCCTTCGAGTTGCTCCATGCGATCTATCCGAGAGAGGGCGGATCGACGAGCCCGAGCGCGGACGCGAAGTCGATGAAGTACGCCTCGTGCTATGTCCTGATGAAGGACAAGATCCTCCTGAAGGAATCCGGGTTCCACGAGTTCCCCGCCCCGACGCCCAGGTGGTCAAAGGTCGCGGGCGAGACCTGGGGTCGTGGACCCGGACACCTGGCCCTGCCGGACGTGAAGACGCTGAACCGGCTGGTCGAACTGTCGCTGAAGGCGTGTGCGAAAGCCGTTGATCCTCCCCTGCTCGTCGCCCACGACGGGATCATGGCGGGCGTCATCCGGCTCAACCCGGCAGGGATCACCTACGTCCGCAACACCGAGGATTCCATCCGCCCGCTCCCGCTCGGCACGAAGTGGGACGTTGTGAAGATGGAAGTTTCACAACTCCAGCAGTCGATCCGCGAGTCGTTCAACGTGGACAACCTGACGCTGAAGGATCGCCCGCAGATGACCGCCGAGGAGGTCCGGGCGCGGATCGAGCAGATGCAGAAAGACATCGGCCCGACGCTTGGTCGGATCGAGACCGAGTTCCTGAATCCGCTCATCGGCAGGGTCTTCAACATGATGTACCGTGCGAAGGCCCTGCTCCCGCCTCCGCAGGAAGTTCTGAACGCGATGGCTCAGAAAGCGGGCGACATCGACATCGTGTTCACGGGGCAGATGGCGAAGAACCAGCGGATCGGCGAAGTGTACGCGATCCGGCAGACCTACGATCTTGCGCTTGCAATCGCACAGGCGCGAGCGGGTCTGCCCGGCGTGGACGATGTCATCGACGCCGACAAGGCGTTGACGACCGCCGCCTCGATCCTCGGTATGCCGGAGGATTCGATCCGTGATCCGAAGGACGTCGCTGCGATCCGTCAGGATCGTGCGGATCAGCAAGCGAAGGCGGATCAGGTCGCGCAGGACCGGCAGGACGCCGGTACGGTGAAGGATCTGTCGGTCGCCGACAAGAACACACCGCCGGGCAACGGCGCGATGCCGCCGCAGGATCAGGCGGCGATGATGGCAAACGGAGGCGATACGGTTCAATGAAGTTAGAGGAGTTGTCCCCCAGGCAGTTCGCGGAGACGCTCGCTCGCATGGTCGACTCCCAGGATGGCGAGATGTTCGTCGCCTGGCTCGACGCGAAGGGCCGTCTCGATTCCTACGATCCCGTCAACCCGCACAACACCTCGCGCAACGAGGGCTTCCGTGCGGCGTTCAACGAGATCCTGGAGTACATCAAGAAGGGGCGAGTGAAAGATTCATATCCAGAGGAGGCAGAAACCTAATGGCAGATCCCGTCGTTCCACCTGTCGTTTCACCCGAGCCACCGCCGCCAACACCGGACTGGAAGGAATCCCTACCCGACGACCTGAAGGCGGATCCTTCGCTGGTGGCCTTTAAGGATCTCGGTTCGCTCGCGAAGTCGTTCGTCGAGACGAAGAAGTTGGTCGGGCAGACGCTCCGGGCTCCCGCCGCAGATGCGACGGACGAGGAGTGGGACAAGTATTACAAGGCGGGCGGGAAACCGAACGCGCCGGAGGAATACAAGCTCGCGCTCCCGGAAGATTTCAAGTTGACGCCGGAGGAAGAGAAGGACATCAAGGACACGGCGTACCGTATGGGGCTCAACGGGAAACAGGCGCAGAAGTTGATCGACCTCCAGGCCGAGCGGGTTGCCGTGATGCGGAAGTCCGAGCGCGAGGAAGTCGCGAAGGTGGAAAAGACCTACCGCGAGAAGTGGGGCGCGACCTACGATCGGAACAGGGCGATCGTCGCAAGGACGATCGAGAAGATCGACCCCGACAAGAAACTGCGGGCCTTCTTCGATGAGACCGGGCTCGGGAATCATCCGGTGATGATCGACCTCATGCACGAGTGGGGGAAGAGGCTGGTCGAGGACGGGCTCATGCCGGGAGACGTGCAGGGCATCACGGGCCGCGAGGAAGCGCAAGCGAAGATCAAGGAACTCATGGCGAAGCCGGAATACCTGAAATCGAAGAGGGGCGATCCTCTCTTCGACGAGGTCCAGAAACTTCACCAGTTGGCTTGGGACTGAGCCAAGAAAGACTGACCTCCCCGACTCTCGGCGGGTGACGGTCGTCTTCGCGCCCCGGTGGTCGCCTCCCACCGGGGCGTTGTTTTCTGCTTGACATTCCGATGCGATTTCTATAAGCGTAGAACTCAGGCTGGATTATCCGAAAGGACCCAACCGTCCCACCCGGAACCTCGGGCGACCGGCGAGCGTAACTCGCAAGGACGGGCCGCGAAAGCGATTACCCTCCGTTGGATGGTGTAGTAACCATATCTTCGGGAGGTAACGCTCATGTCGACGCAGATCACCACGGCCTTCGTCCAGCAATACAAGTCCAACCTTCTGGTCCTCGCACAGCAGAAGGGGTCCCGTCTCCGCAACACCGTCCGCACCGAACCCGTCACCGGCACCTCGGCCTTCTTCGATCGCCTCGGCGCGACCGCCGCCGTTCTGCGGACGACCCGGCACGGCGACACGCCGCTCATCGACAGCCCACACTCCAGGCGTCGGGTTTCCCTGGCCCCCTACGAATGGGCGGACCTGATCGACCAGGCGGACAAGGTCCGCTTGCTCATCGAGCCGACCTCCGACTACGCGACGAACGCCGCGAACGCGATGGGCCGGACGATGGACGACATCATCATCGCCGCCGCCTCCGGGCTGGCGTACACGGGCGTCGACGGATCCGGCACCCAGGCGATCACGCTCCAGGTCGCCGCATCATCCACGAACCTCACGCTCGCGAAGTTGCTCACCGCGAAGCAGGATCTCGACGAGGGAGATATCGACGATCAGGACCGTTTCATCATCGTGTCTCCGAAGATGCTCACCTCGCTCTTGGGGACCACCGAGATCAAGTCGGCGGACTACAACTCCGTCAAGGCTCTCGTGCAGGGGCAGTTGGACACGTTCCTCGGCTTCAAGTTCATCACCTCGAACCGGCTCGCCGCGAACGCCACGGCGGACGGGCACCTCTGCCTGGCGTATCAGCGGCGCGGGCTGGTTCTCGCGATTGGCGAGGACGTCAAGACGGAGATCGGCCCTCGGGCCGACAAGTCGTACAGCACCCAGGTGTACGTCCGCATGGACCTCGGCGCGACCCGGATCGAGGATGCGGCAGTCGTGGAGCTTGACTGTGTGGGGGGGTAGGTAAGTGGTTGATTTGAAAGAGATTTAGCGGGTAGTACAAGCAACCGACAACCAACCTTCCGAAGGAGGGATTCAAATGACCGCGTACAACACGGGCTATCCGTACAGCAACATGGTGGCAGTTCCCCCGGTGGCAGAAAAGCCGGTGGAACTCGGTGGGCGGGTTCGCATCGCCTACGGGTACATCGCTTGCTCCGCCGTCCAGGAAGTGGCGGGGAGCGTCATCAACGTCACCAAACTTCCTCTCGGGGCGAAGATCATCGCGCTCCTCGTGAAGTGGGCGGACATGAGTTCCGACGCCGCGACGATCACCCTCAAGAAGGGGACCACGGCGATCTCCGCCGCGCTCGCCGTCGCGACCGCGCAAGCCGCCTACGCCTTCGACTACACGGGGTCGGGACTCACCATCGACACCGAGGCCGAGCGGATCATCTCCGGCACGACCGCCACCGGCACCCTCAACGGGACGGCGGGGGGCAAGACGGAAGTGATGATCCTGTACGTCCTCGACTGACAACCTCTGACCGGGGCCCTTCGGGGCCCCGGCTCGTATCTGGAGGGCTCGATGAAGAAGACCCTGCTCGTACTGATTTTCCTGCTCGCCTCCACAGCATCCTTCGCACAGCCGGAGTGGGTCGGCACGGCACTCGTGACCGGAGGCGTGGTCACGGACAACACCTTATCCGCCGCCGTCCTGCTCCCGCAGGGGATCACCTCTCTCGCGATTGTGATCCCGACGATCACTTCGGCGACCGTGTCCTTGAAAGTGTCACATGACGGCACGACGTACCAGAACTACCTGGGCACAAACAACGGCACGAATCAGATCTTGTGGTCGACCGCTGCCGCTACCGGCGCGGTGACCGCATTGGTTCCGGGGAATATCGGGCTCTGGAAATACGTCAAGGTCTTATGCGGTGCGGCACAGGCGGCGGATCGGACCTTCACGCTGATCGGGAAGTAAGGCGACGAAAATACAGGGAGGTGCGCCATTCGTTACCCGATAACCGGAGTCGTTCTTCCGAACTCGAACGTCACGGTCTACAACGACGATGGGATCACGCTCGCCACGATCTACGCGGCGCAGACCGGCGGGTCCGCCCTCGCGGGGAGCATCGTCCAGGCGAACGCCCTCGGGAGCGTGGTCTTCTTCGTCGACGACACCGACTACCCGATGATCTACTTCTTCACGGTCTCGGCGGACGGGCAGACCGTCTCCGGTGTCTGGTCGTTCTTCACGACGACCGCGATGCCGACCGCCGCACCTCCCGCCGTGGGCTCCACCGTCACCGTCCTACAGATCTACAACCTCGCGCTCATGGCGGTCGGTGCGGCTTCGCTGGTGACTGTCGCGGACGTAAGCGTTCAGGCGGACGTCGTGCGGGCGTGGTATCCGTTCTGCCGTGATTCCCTACTTCGGTCTCATCCGTGGAACTTCGCCGAGAAGCGGACGACGCTGACGCCGGTCGTGGGCACGACGCCGACGATGGACTATGCCTACTTCTTCGACCTTCCCTCCGACTGTCTGAAGTTGAGGAAGTTGTCGGATGAGGCGGTCGACAGTCCGTATAAGGTGGAGGGCCGGAGGATCGCGTGTGACGATCCCGCAATCTCGATCCTCTATACCTACCGGATCACGGATCCGACGTACTTCGATCCGATCTTCGTGGACTGCCTGGTGGCGATGCTCGCGTGGAAGATCTCGTACCCGATCCGCAAGGACGTGAACTTCGAGAAGGCGAAAGAAGTTGTCTTCAAAGATATTCTCCTGAACGCGAAGGCTACGGACGCGCAAGAGGGAACGCCGGACTACTCGCAGAGCAACGATCTACTGGCGGTCAGATAAAAAAGGAGGGTGTGATGGACTTCACGAAAGCGTTGGATGAACTGAAGCGGGTGAAGGAGTTCCTGTCCGCCGTTGCGATCAGCGAGGAGACGATGCGCCAGGTGGCTACTTTGAGCGACGAGATCGCGACTCTCGGGAAGAGGAAGTCGGAGTTGCTGTCGGCGATCGCGGGCCTCAGCGGAGACTACGCAAAGGCGAAGGCCGCACATGATGTCGCGATGGGTCGCCTCTCTTCCGAGAGGCAGTCGGCGCAGGATGATCTCGACGCCGTGCGGAAAGAGATCGCCGCTTCGAAGAAATCGTTCGGGCTGGAGGCCGAGGCTCACGCCGCCGAGATCCTGAAAGCGAAGAAGGATCATTCCGTCCTGCTTTCCTCCATGCGGCAGGAGGTCGCCGCCGAGCAGTCGAAATTCGACCAGATTAGCGGAGCGATCAAGAAGATCACCGGGATCGCGGGGTAACCGAAGATGGCGACCATCGCCCTCACGAACCTCCCGCTGAACGGCGGGAAGCAGGAGTGCCGCATCCTGACGTGGGGGACGCTCACGACCACGAACAGCGTCGGAGAGGCTTTTCCTGCTGCGGCCTATCCAGACAAGTCCGTCCAGGTGGAGGGCACGTTTGGTGCAGCCGCCACCGTCGTCATCCAAGGCACGAACGAGGAGATTCCAACGAACTGGCACACACTCGTCGACCCGCAGGGGAACGCCCTGTCATTCACCGCCGCAAGGCTCGAAGCAGTTCTTGAGAATACAAGGTGGGTCCGTCCGGCGTTGGCGTCTGGAGGCGACGGGTCTACATCCATCGACGTCATTATGATGATCGTGGCAAGGTAGATGCCCCTATCCCTTAAATCCACCTGTGTCCACACGTCCCGCCCGTGGGGGGTGAAGTAGATGGCCGTTGCAATTGTAGGCACTCCGGCAAGCGGAAAGACATCCGCCGCCACGAATACGGTAAACATCACGATCCCTTCCACCACGGCGGGGAGTGCGCTTGTCATTAGCCTAATGGGCACTTATCTGGTTTCCAGTATTACCGCGACCGGTGCTACATTCGCCCGGAAACAGTACAGCGGCGCGACGTCGGTATGGACGGCTACGAACGTAAGCGCGGGAATAACCACGCTAACGATAAATTGGACCGGATATTCGAGTATTTACTGGCGGTGCGTTGAACTGTCCGGCGCGGACACAACGGAAGTCCACGACACAAGCAATGTTCTGGCCAATGCATACAACGCAACGGACCTCGGGACCGGGGCGATCACTACTGGGGCGGCAGGAATGGCGGTCGCCATTTTCCAGGATAGTTATGCAGTCGCTACAGGTTGCTCCGCAGGGAGTGGGTGGACCGGAGGAACTTGGGACAACACGGCCAAGAACAACCACGAATACCGCACGACGCTAGCATCCACCGTATACGGTGGTACGACGGGTCAGGCAACCGGAGCCGGTTCGGGGATCACCTTCATCGGATTTATCGTCAACATCAAGGCGGCGGGGGCGGGGGGCGGGGCAAACTGGCTCAAGCAAGGATATTGGTGGAACCAAGCCTACGGGAACGTGAGGGGGTAGGAGATGTATTTAAGCATCCCGGCGGGGGCGACTTCCAAGATCATTCAGTTCCCTATATATGATTCGTCCTCTACCGTCGGCGCGAAGTTGGCGGGGCTGGTCTACAACACGGCCAGCCTGACCGCCTACTATAACCGGGAGGGTGCGGCGGGAGCGGCGACGGCGATCACGCTTGCCACGGCTACGAAAGGAACGTGGTCTACCGGAGGATTCGTTGCCATTGACGGCACGAACATCCCCGGTAGTTATGAGTTGCATATTCCCGATGCGGCCTTGGCGACGGGTGCGAAATCCGTGCTGGTGAGTCTGAAGGGCGCGGCCAACATGGTGCCGGTGGACTTCATCATTGAGCTGACGGCGACGAGCAATCAGGACGCGGTTCGCGGCGGCATGACGGCCCTGCCTTCCTCTGGTACGCTTGCGGTCAACCCGGTACTGGCGGCGACGCAGACTGGCGTGACGATCCCTACGGTGACGACGCTGACGAACGCCCCAACGGACTCCAGCGGCGTGACGACGCTGCTGACCCGGATCAGTGCGGCTCTTGGATTCACGGGCGGCTATGTCAACGCTCAGGTGAAGGCGCAGGACAACATCGACTTCGGAGCGTTGCAGAAGACGAGCCTGAACGCGGCGACACCGGCGAGCGTCGTCGGAACGGTCGGATCGGTCACGGCAGGCGTTACCGTCACGACGAACAACGACAAGACCGGCTATACGGCATCGACGGTATCCGACAAGACCGGCTATTCACTCTCCGCCGCTGGCGTACAGGCCGTTTGGGATGCGCTCACCTCGGCGCTCACGACGGTCGGATCGGTCGGGAAGCGCATCGCGGACTATCTCGATGCGGCCATTTCCTCGCGGTCTACTTACGCAGGCGTGGATACGGCGGGAACGACGACGTTACTTTCGCGGATCGTCGGGACTCTGCTGACGGGGAACCACACTCCGCAGACCGGGGACGCCTATCCCATCGTCAGCAACGTGACGTATGGCAACTCGGCCCTGCATACGGAAGTGGCGAAGGATGCCACCGTGGCGAAAGACGCCACCGTGATGAAGACGGCTGGGTACACGGCACCGGACAACACCAGCATCGCCGCAGTCAAGGTGCAGACCGATAAGTTGGCCTTCACCGTGGCGAACAAGGTGGACGCGAACGTGCTGGCTCTGAACGGAGACGCGACGGCTGCGGCGAATCTCGCCAAATCCGCCTCCGTGATCTATCAGGGCAGCGTGACCGGCGCGGCTACTGCGACCACGCTCATCGACGCCGCATTGACGCAGACGGCGGCGGACTTCTGGAAGGGCCGCATCATCATCTTCACCAGCGGGACGTTGCTGATGCAAGCAACGGACATCGTAGCATTCGACCCGGCAACCGACAAACTTACGTTCACCGCGCTGACGGCGGCTCCGGGCGCGGGTGACACTTACGTGATCGTCTGATGCGGACCCGACTCGCACTCTCGGCGACCCCGGGACGGCAGTACGGATCGTTCGCGGGGAGAAGTGCGGCTGTGACAATCCTTGATTCCTTCATCCCATGTTTTCGTAGGAGGAGAAGGTAGATGCCTCGCGGTCGCGTAATCCAGAACTCCCTGAACGCCGGGGAGATGTCTCCGCACATGGAAGGCCGGGCCGACTTCCCGCGCTTCCAGAACTCGGCCTCCACCCTGGAGAACTTCCTGATCCACACGCAGGGCGGGATCTCGAAGCGATGGGGCACCCGGTACGTTGCGACCGCGAAGACCGGCGCGACGGCGGTCAGGATCATCCCGTTCGTCGTTGACGCGACGACCTTCTACCTCCTGGAGTTCGGCGTCAACTACATCCGCATCCACCGGGTCGTCGGCACCGCGCCTCACGATACCGCGATTGACGTGGTGACGACGTTCACCGCCGCTGAACTGTTCGAGATCGACTACGCGCAGAGCAACGACGTGATGTACCTCGTGCATCCTTCTCATCCGACGCAGAAGTTGGCCCGGCTCGATTCCTACGGCGATACCTGGGACATCAAGAACGTCGTCTTCCTGCCGCCGCCGACGTTCGAGAACGACATCTACCCGAACACAACGATCGCCCTTGCGGCAGTCTCCGGCTCGGGTGTGAAGGTTTACAACGGCGGCACCTTCTTCCTCGCGGCGGACATCGACCGGATCATCTATTACCTCGACGCTCGCGCCGTGATCTCGACGGTGGACGCTGGCCTGAAGTTCGCGACGGTCGACATCCTTGACGACTTCCCTGCGGCTCTCATCACGGCGGGACTTGGAACTGCATCAGGAGCCGAGACGACGATTACGACCTCGGTCAACCACGGGCTCACGGCGGCAAACGTGGGCAATCTGATCGTCATCACCTCCGGGGCGCAGTCCGGGCAGTCGCGCAGGATCGACGCCGTCCCCGGCGTGAATACGCTGACGATCGACGCCGCCTTCCCTGGGGACCCTGGTGGTGCGACGTGGAACCGCTCCGCTCATATCGACGTGAACTCCTGGCGGTGGCTCGGAAGTCCGGCGGCGAAGTTGACCTCCGACAAAGTCGGCCCGGTACGCGGCGTTGCCACGCTGACGCTCGACGCCGCAGGTTGGAGAACGACCGACGTCGGGAAGTACGTTCATGCGATGGGCGGCATGATGAAGATCTCGTCCTTCACTTCCACGACGGTCGTGAAGGCGCAGATCCTTGCGACCCTGTCGTCTGCTCCGTCGACCGCGCCGTTCGAGACGCTCGCCGGGACGTGGACGCTGGAGGAGGAGTCCTGGTCGGCGACGAACGGATACCCTGGGACGATCTGCTTCTACGAACAGCGGCTCTTCCTCGGCGGGTCCACCAAGCAACCTCAGACCTTATGGGGTAGCGCGACGGCGGACTACGAGAACTTTGCGATCGGGGCTCTTGCCACCGATGCCGTGGCGTACACGGTCGCGTCGAACGACGTGAACCCTTTCAAGTGGATGTCGTCCTCGCGGGTCCTGCTGATCGGGGCCTTGGCAAGAGAGTACCGAGCCTCGGGCGGATCGTCCGCGATCTCGCCGTCAAACGTCGACATCCGGGGCGAAACGTCCTACGGGTCCATGAAACGCAAGCCGTTGCAGATCGGGCATACGACGATGTTCCTGACGTCGTCCGGGCGGCGGCTCCGGGAGATGACGTACAACTTCGACAACGACGCCTACAAGGCGGACGACCTGACGATCCTCAACCCGGAGATCTCTACCGGCGGATTCACGGAGACGGACTACTCGAAGGAGCCGATGTCGATCATCTTCGCGATTCGCAACGATGGGACGTTGTGCGCCCTCACCTACGAGAAGTCGCAGGAGGTCATGGGATGGGGAAGGTGGATCACCGATGGGGACTTCGAGTCCGTCTGCGTACTGCCTTCCTCGGATTCTTCCGGCGAGGACAACGTATACGTTGTCGTGAATCGGACGGGCGGGCGGTACATCGAGCGATTCGATTCCTCGTTGTTCACGGATTCTGCCGTCACGGGAGCAGGGGCGACGGTGTCCGGGCTGTCGCATCTGAACGGGAAGACGGTGAGGATGATCGGTGATGGTATCCTCTACCCGGACGCAGTTGTTTCAGGCGGACAGGTCACGTTCCCGGTGGCTCCCGCCGCATACGAGGTCGGACTGAACTACACCGCGAAGGTGATCCCTGCAAGACCGGACGTCTCGATCAACGGCGTCTCCTCACAGGGAGTCCCGAAGGGATGGGGCGCACTCAGTATCCGAGTCCTTAATACGAAGGGTCTCAAGATCAACGCGAATCGCAGTTGGATCGGGGCGGCGCAGGACCCGACCGTCGCGGCTCCGGTCGCGGAGACGGGATTCATGGAAGTGGAACTGCTCGGGGTCAGCATTGACTCGCAACTCACGATCGAGCAGGATCTTCCTTATGCCGCGACGATCCTCATGGTCGTCGGTGAACTGTCGGTGGGAGACTGATATGCTTCCTCTGCTCGCGATAGGAATGGGAGTCTCGATGTTCGGCTCCCTCATGGGCGGGCTCGCGGCGTCGGAGGCGCAACGCGAGCAAGCGTCGCAAGCGAGGATCTCCGCAGTACGCAGACGTCTTCAGGCTTCAGACGACGCGAGGGTGATCGAGGAGCAGGGGAACCGCTTCCAGTCGAATCAGGCGGTTGGGTTTGCGAAGTCTGGGGTGACGCTCGACTCGGGATCTCCGCTCGCGGTTCTGATGGACACGGCGATCCACGTCGAGCGGAACGCGATGAAGACTCGGCTGTCGGGCGATTGGTCGGCGGGGGCTCTCGACGCTTCGGCGTCCGCCTACGACACGATGGCGCGTAGCTCTGTGATGCAGGGCGTCTACGGCGCGGCGGGCACGTTCCTCACGGGCGCGAAGATCCAAGCGGGTGCGTACACGCCGGGGGGCGTAACGGAGCAATCCTGGATGAAGGGATACGGTAACGATTGATGAAGATTCCCGAGTACGACCAGAACGTGTCGTTGACCGCAACGGGTCCGTACCCCGGTGTATCCGGCGAGGCGGCGGCGGCTCCGTGGCTCGGGCTTGCGAAAGTTGGCGAGCAGACAATGGAATTGGGGAAGGTCATACAGGACAAGCAGGATGAGATCTTCAGGGTGAAGGATCTCTCCGAAAAGACGATCCAAGCCGAGGGGGACATCAGCAACCTGATGCAGTCGCTCTCGCAGGAGCGGGATCCGCAGACCGCAGAGCAGAAGTTCGCCGATGGATTCGCAGAAATAAAGAATCGCACGATGGACGGCGTCAACGACTACAAGGTCGCCTCCGCTCTCACGTCACACCTCGCGGCGAAGGAAGTCGCGGGCGTCACGGCGGTGAAGCATGAGGCGTGGAAGTGGACGTTGGAGAACAATACCGCAGATACGCAGAAGGCGGTCGACGCATGGACGAAGATCGCGGCGGCGGATGAGAACCGCATCCCCGAGGCGACCGCGCAAATCACGGGACTCATCAACGCCAATGTACGTCTCGGCGCGTGGACACCGGAGACGGGCCGTGTAACCCTGGAGAAGGCGACCAAGGATCTCTACGCGCAGACGGCGGCTACGATCATTATGAATGATCCGTCGAACGCACCGGAGAGGATCAAACCCCTGCTCGCAGCCTCCGGCCTCGATCCGACCGCCGCCTTGTCGTTGGAGACTCGGGCGGTAACGGCACAAGCGAAGGCGACCCAAGTGGAGAATAAACTCGACCAGGCGGAATGGGCCTCCACCGCCGCGATGATGGCGTCCTCGATCAAGGTCGGTGGAGAAATGACGATCGGCGATATGACGTTCACGCCCAACAAGGAGGGCGTCCTGTCGATGTACTCGCAAGGATTCATCGGCGACAAGCAACTCCGATTTCTGGAACAGGTCCTCGGAGGGGGAGGCACGGACCCGATCATATCGAAGCGCAATTCCGACTCGATCATGGCGGACGTCTATATGGGGAAGACGACGCCCGCCGCCGCGATGCAAAAGATCTACTCCTCGCAGGACATCCTTCCCGAGAACAAGGACGACGCCCTGTCGAAACTCACGCAGATGGGGAAGAGCGAGGGGAAGATCCCGCCGACGATGGAGAAGGCGATGCAGTTGTACCGTACAACGATCGCGCCGTCCTCCTTCTCACTGAATCCGAAGGCGGAAGAAATGGACGCTCTCGGAAATTCAATGCGCGAAGTATGGACCGATTACTTCAAGAACGAGAAGAAGTACCAGGAGAACCCCGACCTCATCATCAAGCGGGCGATCGAGAAGACCACAAAGACGAACGTCGTTGAGGCTACCCCGAACCCGTACAAGGATCTCGTGGAACTCGGGAGAGCGTATAAGGCGTATGTCGTCGACGTGAAGTCTCGCGGGGGTGTGCCTCGCGGCAGGGAAATGTGGGCGCAATGGTTCAAGGCCAAAGGCGGTGTCATGCCCGCCTGGCCCGAATAAGGAGACGAGATGCCCGGAACCGACCCGTTCCTGACCTACGCTGAAGACACCTCCAGCAAGGTCGACATGGCGCAGAACATCGAGAAGGGCGTGAACGATCGCTCCGTGTTCGATCAGCAATACTACACGGGCAAGGACAAGGTCACGCCTCCCGAGGCGCAACCTCCTGCGATGCCTCCCGCCGTAGCGGCTCCGTTGCCGGGATCGAGCGAGTACCGGGCGAATCCATTCCTCGGGCAAGGCCCGGAGATCTCCACGATCACCAGGAATCCGATCAAGAAGTGGGGCATCGCGGCGCAGGAGATGGTCCCGTCGCATGAGGTCTATACGCCGCCGGCGGAGCCGTGGGATCAGATCGCGCTGAAGACCTGGAAAGGGATCGGACTTCAGGCCGAGAAGCTCGCGGCGGGCACGGTGCGGGCCGCGAGCGATCTGGTGGACACAGTCGCACCGGATTCCTCCACGCCGGAGTCGCGCTTCGCGATGGACACGGAAGCGCAAGCATTGAATCGCGAGATCGCGGCGAACGCTCCCGGCGAGGGATCGACGTGGGCTCAACGCCAGGCGTTCGGCTTGGGGCAGTCGCTTCCGACTCTCGTCGCGGCGGTCGGTGGGGGCATCGTAACGAAGGCTCCAGGATTTGCCGGATACCTCATGGGGTTCACGAGCGGGGTCGAGAAGTATTCCGACCTGAAGGACTACGGGTACGATACGGGGAAGGCTGCAATCGTCGCCTCCCTGTACGGATCCGCCGATGCGATCTTCTTCGGCAAGGCGGCGGGCGAATGGCAAGCGATGTTGACGGCGGGGAAAGCGGCGACGCCGACGCTTGAACGGACGGCGGTCGATCGTGTCGCCGGATGGGCCGGGGATGCGTTCAAGAAGTACGGCGTCGTGATCGGCGCGATGGAACTCGATACCGCCGCGAAGTCTGTAGTCAACAAACTGTCCGATCAGCCGAACATGACGGCGCAAGACTTCGCCGAGTCGATGTTCGATACGCTCGTGCAGGGGACCGCGATCCATGCGGGCATGACGGCGGCGGGCGCGGCGGCGGGACTCGCCCGGAAGACGGACTTCGGCCCTACGTCATTCCAAGGGTGGGTCGCTCGCGAGTTCCCGAAGATGCCGTTCGCCGAGACGGATTACGGCGGCAACGTGACCCTGCCGGATGGGCGGACATTGGAGATCCACACGCCGTTCTCTCCCGCCGCCGAGAAGTTAATGGCAGAGGGGCTTGCCGGAGGCGATCAATCGGTCGCTTCGGAGATCAAGGCCGGAGAAAGAGTAGTCTCCGGGATGTACTTCAAGGTGGGCGATACCACGATCACGAACAACGACCTGATCTTCTTGACTGGTCAAGGAACCGATCCTACGACGCTCGGGCATGAGAAGGGGCACCTCGTCATGTCCGCCGTGAATATGCTTGCCACCCCGGAGGAGTTGAAAGCGGTCGGGTTGGATGCGAAGGCGACGGATCAGGAGAAGGTGATCGGCGGGAAATACGAGGAATACCTCGTACAGCGACAGGCATCACCGGAGAACCCGAAGTCGCCGCTCGACAAGTTGTTCGCTCGCGTGGCGGACTTCGCGCATGAGGCGTATTCCGCGATGCAGGGTTCGCCCACGGAGCGGGCGGTGTTCGAGCGAATCCGGTCGGGAAAGATGCTGGAACGCGCCGGGGCAACGCCGGAGCAAGCGGCGAAGATGGCAGAACGAGGGACGCAGTACCAAGTGAAAGACGGCAACGTGGCGACCGCCGCTGGCGAGTTCCCTCTCGACCACAACGGATGGAAGTTCGAGGGCGAGTGGCCCGGCACGGGGATGTATCAGTACAGCAAGGTCCTGCCGGACTCACCGATCAAGGCGACTTTGTACGTCAAGGACCCTTCGCAACTCGAAGCCCGGGCCGCGCTGAAGGAGAAGGAGTTCGCCGGGCCGAAGATGCAGACCCGCGAGCGCACCCCCGGCCCGAAGGGGCTCACCGTCAACTTCACGAGTCCCGAAGTTACAGCACTCGGGGAGGAGATGCTCCGGGGCGCGTTCGAGAAATTGCAGTACACGCAGACGAACGACCAGACGACGAAGAAGGCGCAGGATCTTCTCGCCTCGGGCAAGGTGTCGCTCGACACCTTCCTGAACCACGACCCGTACACCGCCTGGCCCGACTCCGCGCATCAGGTCGCCGCAGAGGCGATCGCGGGCGGCGTCTTCGACTACGTCAAGGAGAGGATCGCCGACTTCAAGGCGGGGAAGATCACGGCGGACGAAGCGAATCAGGCGCGAATGGTAGGCATGGCGTCGATCGCGTCTTGGTACTTGCCGCAGTCCGAGGTGGGCCGGATGCTTCAGGCTCGGCAGATCTCGGTCTCGCCGGAGGGGATCCCGATCCGGGATCTCATGGCGGAACAGATGAAGTTCGAGACCGATCTCCAGGAGTTGAAGAACCGGGGACTCGTCACAGACGACCAGGTCCTCGATGCGATGGGCAAGTTCTACTCGATCGACCAGGCGCAGAACTTCGTGAGTCGTGTCGCGAAGGCGAAAGTCAAGGAGCCGTCCGTCCTGAACCAACTCTTCTACTTCTCGCTCCTGTCGAATCCGGTGACTCATGCGGCGAACGTCATCGGCAACATCGGCCCGCTGTTCATTGGGATTGCCGAGCAAGCCCTCGCCGAGAAGATGCCGTTCAGTTCTACCCCGAAGGGTGGAGCCGCAGGGATGGCGGCGGGGTTGATTCATACAATCTTCGACGCATATACCCTGTTCAAACGAACTGCCTACACGGGCGAGGCGATGTTCGGGCAGGGCAAGGTGGAGGGTGGCCCGGCTCGTACCGGCGTCGAGTCGATCGACCAGGCGAGGTCCGCGCTCGATCAGATCCACAACGACCCGACGCATCCGTATCATGACCCATCCTCCCCGGAATACGATGCGGCGAAACGCGACGTCATGCTCCTGCACCGCAAGGCGTACAACCCGATCTCCGGCGACCGGCTGTCACGGCTAATTGGAGACATGGACGCCTCCGGCTTCTTCCCGAGAATGGCGGACGTCATGGGTGAGATGATCGATGCACCCTTCAAGGGACTGAACGCCGAGGATATGGCCTTCAAGGTTCTGAACCAGAGGATGTGGATCTGGAAGTCGGCCTACGAGATGGGGATACAGCAGGGGCTCGAAGGGGATGCCTTCGACAAATTCGTCGCGACGTTCGTGGAGGATCCTCCTCCGGCGACGATGGCGACGGCGAACGAGTTCGCGCTGAAGCAGACGTTCAACAACGACCCCGGCAAGATCGCCGAGGCGTTGGTGGCGATTACCCGCGAGTATCCTATCGCGAGGTTCATTCTTCCGTTTGTCAGGGTGCCGAGTAACATCTTTCGGTTCGCTTTGGAGAGGACGCCGTTCGCTCCGGCACTCCGTCAGGTCAGGGAGGACATTAAGAATGGAGGGATCGCCCGCGACATGGCCCTGTCGAAGATGGCGATCGGGACCTCCATGATGGCGGGCGTGGCAACGCTCGCGGCTGCGGGTCTCATCACTGGCGGCGGTCCTTCCGATCCGAAACAGAAGAAGATCTGGACGGATTCCGGGTGGCAGGAATACTCGGTGAAGATCGACGGGACCTACTACTCGTACAAGCGGCTCGATCCTTTCGCGATGCCGATCGGCGTAGCGGCGGACCTCGTGGAGATGGCGCGGTTCGCGCCGGACTTCGGGTTCGACGAAGCGGCCCTCGTGGGTGCCCTGGCGTTTGTCCGCAACTTCACCTCGAAGACCTATATGCAGGGGTTCTCCGACTTCCTCACGGCGATCACCTCGGGCGGCGAGGACACGATGATGGCGTCTGCCACGAAATACGGCAAGGGATTGCCGAGGGTTCTCGTCCCTGGCGGCATTGCCCAGGTTGCGCGAGTCGCGGATCCAATGAAGCATCAGATCGACGGATGGCTCGACACGCTGAAGTCGAGAATCCCAGGACTGTCTTCGACCCTGGAGCCGAACTACAATCTCAAAGGCGATCCGATCACGATCGGGATGTACGAGTCGCTTCCGGGCAAGGGGTTCGGAATGGTCAATCCGATGCTGTGGTCGGAGGACAAGAATGACCCCGTGTGGCAGGAGATCCGCAGGAACCGGGTGCCGGTCACGATGCCCGCACGACGCCTCGGTGGCGGAACGAATCCCGACAACCCGCAACTGGACCAAGGAGCCACCGCGCAGAAGTTGACGCCGGAGCAATACTCGTGGCTCGTCAGGATGGCGGGCAACGGGCTGAAGGACCCGAAGACCGGGCGGGGCGCGTGGGATGAACTGACCGCGATCATCAACGGCGTGGATCCCGTCGCGACCTTCTACGGGAAGCCGATCTACTACGCGCAGAAGAACGACAACGGGACACCGGTTTTTACGGATGGACCTGATGGCGGGAAGGCGATGATAATCCAGAAGGTCATCGGCAGGTATCGCGAGGGCGCGAAGAAGATGTTGGAGGGCGGGGAGCCGTTCCCTGAACTGCATAATGAATACGTCGCGGCGCAGACGCAGAAGAAGATCAACCGCGCACCCCAAATCGGAGGAGCAAGATGAATCCAATGAAGAAGTCCATTTCCCTTGTTCTCGCTTTACTGTTCTATGTCTCGATCCTTCCGTGGTCCGCCGGGGCCGTGCCGCCGAACGCTTCCTTCAACACGACCCGAACGAACGACCTCATCACGAGGGCGCCGTGGGTAGACGTAAGGTCGGATAACGCCGTCATAAATGGCTCGGATACACGATCTTATTTACAAATTTCTATAGATCGCATGGTGGCAGCTGGAGGGGAAGTATTTCTTCCTCAGGGGGTGTATTCCGTAGCGAAACCACCGGGATCATCCTATGTCCTAACCGGGTACTCTAATATGAAACTGCGCGGAGTCCCTGGCAAAACAATCATTAAGTTGATGTCGGCTGACGGAGACTGCTCCATTTTTGGAAGTTCCTCTTTTGTGGATAACGTGTCCATCGACGGAGTAACATTCGACGGGAATAAATCGGTCGTGTCTGCTGTTAATACATCGGGGTTGTTATTTCCGAACGTACAGAAAATCAATGTCACCAACTCTGTGTTCCGAAACTTTACGCTGGATGCTGCGCTTTTGGGAGAGACCACACTTGCCGGGGATGTATATTTTTATGGCAATAAGTTCAGCAATACGAACGGGAATGGGGTGAGGGCTTATCATATAAAGCGGTTACATGTAATAAATAATACCTTCGACGGATTTGTTAAGTCCTCCGTTGACACAAATCCAAGTGCAACCTTCGACAATAGTGCCGAGGTAAAGATATCATGGAATACAATAAATAACGGGGCTGCGTGGACCGCAGGGTACAGCACTCTTTCTTTACTTGGAGACAAGATTGATGTAATAGGGAATACTATAGTTGGAGGGGGCGCGATAGTCGTTCACTCCACGTACACAAGGACTATAGGAAATTATAAAATAGCACTTAACACTGTGGACAATTCCGTTGCAAATGCGATAGATGTAAATCAGGACACCAACACAAAGATATCCGTAGTGCTAAATACACTAACCGGATTCGTCGGAAGTGGCGTCAGCGTGGTGCTATGGGATAACGCGGCAACACCCACCAGGGAGACGATTATAGCACTAAACACGATTGAAGAGGGGAGTGGAACTTATACTTGGACGAACGAACCGGCATCTATAAAATTGGTCGGCGCTGCGAATGTAAAGGTGGCACTAAATACGATTAAAAACCCCAGGTTTGCAGGAATTGAAGTGGCGGGAAATGCCGCTGACATTGTGTTGGACGACAACGATATCTTCGGTCATAAGGGGCAAGCCCCCACAGACACGACAACCAGGTGGGGAGCGCCGATCATACTTATAGATCAGGGCGGGGCGATTAGACGAGTAACGGTACAGAACAATAATATATATAACTACCTGACAGCATTTACTCCCGATCCGTACAACCCTTTTGCTTCTGGAATAGTTTTGTACGGTGTAAGTTCTGATAATACCGCAATATCTGATGTGCTTGTTAAAAATAACACGATTCGTACAGGCAATGGTCCCGCTATTTACTCATCATACACAACGAACTCAATTATAGAAGGCAACAGGTCAACAGGATATCTAATGTATCCGTTCGCCGGATCAAACAATCCTGGACTGCAATACAATACTTTAATATCCGACGCCATTCCTTCCTCCGACAATACATACTATCTTGGAGAGAATACCGGCGCGTTTAGGTCGTGGAAGGGCATTACACTGAAAGATACAATTAATGGTAAACATTATAAGGTTACAATAGATAATGGGGTTGTTACTCCAACGGCACTTGATTAAGGAGGGTAGATGAGAGATTCCTTTCCAGCCGCCGTCGCGTTCGTGCTTGAAAGGGAGGGGTAAATGGATCTCCTGAAAATCGTATCTCGCATCAAGGAGGAGGAGGGATTCTCCCCGTACTCCTTCTGGGACGACGCAAAGGGCGGCGGGAAAGGCCAGTGGACTTTCGGCTACGGGACCGTCGCTCCCGGCGAGGGATGCTCCATTACCGAACCGAAGGCCCTCGCTGAACTGGAAGCGATGGTCACCGTACACCTTGAGGACTACAACGAGATATTCAGCGGCTTCCACATACCCTCCGATAAGGAGGACGCACTGATGGATATGCTCTACAACCTCGGGGAAAGCAGGTTCCGCAAGTTCCGCAAGTTGATTGCGGCGGTGAAGCGTTATGACTGGAAAGAGGCCGGAAAGCAAATAAGGGAATCCATATATTACAAACAAGTAACAAGCCGGGCGGAAGAGAACGCCCAAACATTGGAGGCGTGATGAAAAAAATACTCGTATTGTTGGCGGTGATCGTTCTGGTGATGAGCACGACGGCGGTGATGGCGTTCCGGCTGTACTTCACGCCGGTCACCACGTACACGGACAACACGGCGATTGAACCGGCGAATCTGCCGGTGCTGTACGACTTCTGGATAGACGGCTCTCCGCTCGCCGTGGGCGCGACGTCCTCGCCGATCAACCTGATCGACAACACCTACGGGGCTACGCACACGTACAAGGGAAGGGCGCGGCTTGCAGACGGGCGCGTGTCGGATAACGTGGTGGCAACGCTGAGCAACCCTTTCGATCTTCGGTCCCCCAAAGCCCCGGGTGTTCCGTTGTCGATCGGTAACTAAAGGAGGTACACCATGTACTATCTCGTAGCGTTCGTTTCAGGGATCCTCGCAGGTGCAATCGGCGCGGTCATCTACTACCGGCGGCACGTGGCCGAGGTCGAGGCCCGACTTGCCGATGCGGTCGCTGCACGGAACAAGGTGGCGAGCAAAGTGGGAGGTAAGTGATGGCCGACCAGAACTGGTTCCAGAAGATCCTGTCGGGCGTGTTCGACCAGCGCGGGGGCGTCTACGTCGGGATCTCCACCGTCACCGTGACCCTCATGGCGATCGCGGAGTTCATTACCAGCGGATTCAAGCCAGGGGTCGCGGGATGGCACCCGGTGGCCCCGGTGTGGTATGTCGCGGTCCCTGTCGGGATCTTCGCGTTCATCCTCGGGCTGTTCGTCATCAATCGGGGAACGACCTATTACATGGACAGCCGGTTCAACTCCCCGGCGGATAAACCGCCAGAGAAGCCCCCAACAGGATAGGAGGAAGGCGGTATGTCATGGACATCAAGGATCCCTGCATGGATTGTAAGGTGGGGCCTGATTGCCCTTTGCGTCGTGTGTGCGCTGGCGTACCTGCGTTTCGCTCCGGACTCCCTGAAGCCGTGGACGAATACCCCGCAACCGGCGGTGCAAGTCGCCGAGCCGAAGGTGGTGACAAAGATCGAGCGGGTACTCATCCCCGGCCCCACAAAAGTAGTCACCATCGAAAAGATTAAGTACATCGAGAAGATGCCCGGAGTGCTGACCCCGGCCACGGTGCAGGACAACTCCGCACACGTCATCGCGTCGGCCACCATCCCCCCGTCTCCGGCCGGGGGTACCGCCTCGGCCATCCTGCAATATGGTGCCGACAACACGGCGTTCGGAAGGATCGAGTATAGGCCAGCGCAGCCGAGGTTCTTTGCCATCCAGAAGGAGTTCGGCCTCAGGGCGGGCATGGGAACGGGGGGGCTCGTCATAGGCGAGGTCTATGCTCGCCCGGCCCGTGTAGGCCCCGTTACGGTCGAATTTAGGGCCTTCGGGAAGAGAGATGATCGAAGCGGGGCAGATTTCGGCGGCGTGGCGCTCATCGACTACAGGTTTTAGGTGAGAAGGGGTCACAGGCGGGGCGAATTACATGGCACTTGATCGCAGGGGGGGCCATTGAAGTCAGAAAACCGTGAGAATACGCGCAGATTGCATGAGGCATGCATGCATTCTCGGCAGAAACGAGTCTGCGGAGATTGTGGCCCTGCGGTCAAGGGTAACGCCTATGATCGTCCCGTGGCGAAACGCAGGGTCCGCGTGATGGTGGAACCGACCCCGCCCCGGTACGATAACGTATTTTTTGAGGGCGTGGCATGGCTCGATACGTTATAGGCGGCTTGGCAAAATAACCGAAGGGTGAAAAACTCATGGCAGATTCCGGCAACCTCCCCGACGACTTCTGGCAGAGACTCGATGAGCGTCTTGAAAAGTTATCCATCAAGATCGAAGACTGCAACAGGTCGCTTGCTTCGCTCACAGCCTACGGTTGCGCACAACGACCGAACGATGTCAGGCGCATCGAGGAACTGGAGGGGTGGCGCACGAAGGGGATCATCGGCGTCATCGCCACGTTCGCCATGTCCATCGGGGCATTGATCGGGATGCTGCTGTCAGGACAGAACAAATAATCCCCCGCCCACATTGGCAACGCGAGGGGGCGGGATTGGTAAGTTTAGGCACGCTAACTGTCAACGCGAGGGGGCGGGGGTGTCAACGAACAAATAAAAAGGGGCACCCGAGATCCGGGTGCCCCTCGTCTTCTTACCTCCCTCGGCTCGCCGCCGAGTCTCTCTTCACCGCAAGCACACCTGGGATCGACAGGTTTTCCTTGTGCGCCTTCGCGAGACCATCGAGCCGAGCCTGATCCGGGATCATGTACTCCCGAGGAACCTTGCTAACATCTACGACTTGAGCCGACCAGATCTCGACGATGCTGAAGCCCTTCACCTTCGCGACTTGGGGTGCCTCGGAGACCGTCGCCGCGATCGACGCGACCTTCTCCTCCAACTTGGCGACCTTCGTCACGTCTCCCCTCTCGATCGCCTTCAGCCGAGCCCGCTCGGCCCTCTCCATTTCGATGCGGGCCTTCTCCTCAGCATCCCAACGGATGCGTTCCTGCTCGCGTTGCCAGGCGATCATCTGCTTCTTGATGGCGTCCTCTGCGGCGGCGAGGACCGCGAGGGCGGGCTTGAACAGGTCGTCGACCTTGCGCCCGGCCTCCAGGATGGGGGCCTTCAACTCCTGCCGCTTCGCCTCGATCTCCTTCGACTTCTTCTTGATGGACTGCAACTCTGCGTTTGCGCCGACGAACTCCTCGTGTGTCGTGACGGTGAACGCTTGGCTGATGGACAGGATGACTTCCGCTTCGGCCTTCGCTTGGTTCGCCTCCTGCGTCGGGGGCGGGATGACCAACTTGTCGATCGTCATGCTTCCTCCTTCGGCGGATCGGGTAGAGGTTGCCAATGGGTCACCTCCCCGTCCACCCTCCAATGGACCTCCTCAAACTCGTTCGTCTCGTACCACCCCTCCTCGCAGTAATACTCGTCCGTCTTCTCGTCGTAGTCTTCCTCCCCAGAGACAGTGTCCGGGTGACACGCTAACGTAAACGGTGGGGCGTGTTGCGCCCGGAGTCTGCGCTTCTTCCCCTCGTACACCGTGGCGTAAACGATGACTGGCACACCCGGCTCCGGCAACCCGTCCTTCACGCCGATCCATCCCGTCATGGGTACAACTCCCTTCTCGTGTGGCTGCACGTCAACGCCGCCAGGAATCTCGATCGGTCCCGTGGATCCTCGTGTCGCACGGGTCGTGCCTTGTCTCCCTTCGTCGACCGTCATGAAGTAACTCCTTTCCTGCGGCGTTGAAGTTCTATTCTTATGGTGTGAGCCACCCCCGCATCGAAGTCCTGTCTGGTCGCCCATTCCAGGTAGTCAGTAGGAACCTCGCTCCACGGCTTCCCAAAGTGCTTCCCCATCGGTACGCGGGGGAGGAGGGGAGGTTCGTCGCTCCATGCGATCAACTGCTCAACGCTCGCCAGTGATAGGGCCTTGATGAGAATCCGCGCCGTTACGTGGCAGTCGGGGAGCGCACGATGCGGAGGCATTCCGGCCTCGCCCGGGTCGCAGCCTTCGAGGAAATATCGGAGGACGGAATTCGTATGCCGCGGCGAATCAGGCCACATCCGGAGCGCGCACTTGTACGTGTCGATCCAGGGGGACCCTTCTGGGTTGAAGAACTGCTTTTCAAAGTCGGCGTTGTGGGCGCAGAACACGAACGCCCCGATGGAGAGACTCTTCATGGCATCCGCCCACGGAATGCCGTACTCTATTTCCGCATCGGATATATGGTGCGCGGCCCGAGCCTCCACGCTGACTGGCCGCGAAGAGCAAACGACCTCTGACCACGCGCTGCCTATGGTGCCCCCATTGAGCACGTCCACGTACGCCGCCTCGACCACGTCCGCCGCGGGGGGAAGGCCGGTCGTCTCAAAATCTATGACCCGTATCATCGTCATGGGTACAACTCCCTTCTCGTGTGGCTGCACGTCAACGCCGCCAGGAATCTCGATCGGTCCCGTGGATCCTCGTGTCGCACGGGTCGTGCCTTGTCTCCCTCCAGGTAGAGGCAGTAGCGTTCGACCTTGAACGGCTGAACACCGACCAGACATTCCCCGAGCGCGATCTCCAGCCCCGCCGTCTGGAACCTGTAGGCGGGGTACTCGTTGCCGGTCTTGAAGTCGATGAGCGCGAGTCCGGTCTTCCAGATTCCAAACAGGTCGAGCCGCCCGGCGAACTGGTACCGCTTCGATCCGACGAGCCCCTCGACGAAGAGCGGCTTGATCCCGGACTGCTCCCACCACTCGGCGAAGGTACGGACCTCGGGATAGATCAACTCGTCGACCGTCGACCAGTCCAAGACCTTCAGGATGAACAGTTCACACGCCTTGTGAATCAGGGTACCGCGCTCCATCGCGGCGGTCGCGTCGTGGCTCCCGGTGAAGTTGTGCAGTTGATCGACGACTTGGGTCACAGAGGGCACCGACACCCCGTCGATCCGGTACTGGTGTCCCTCCTCCAGGAAGGTGATGCGATAGGGGGGCGTAAGCCGCCCCCCCTCGCAAAGTTCCACGACTTTAGAGAGGGCTTTCGACATCGAGAGCCGCCTCCAGTTTCTTCGCCTCTCCGTAGGTCTTATTCAGCCACCGGCCCACGAGGCGAGGGTCGTCGATCCCTTGGGCACCTACCTCGATGTCCTTGGGCGGGGTGTCCTTCGTCTTCCCCATGAACTTCGACAGGTCGAAGATCACTTTCTCGACGGTCTCGTTGTACCTGGTCGCCGCCGCCGTGGCGGTTGCCAGGATGAAGGCTTTCTTCTCAGGATCGGTCCGGTGGGTATCTGCGGCACCCGTAGCGGGCTGAGGAGCCCTGGCGAGATCCCCTGCCGTGGCGGAAGGCTGATTCGGCTCCACGGTTTTTTCGGGATTTTCGGCCTTTACGGGTTCTGCCGTCGCCCTTGCTTGCGGCGTTTGGATCTTCCGGTTCTCCTCCTCGTGCTTCTGGTCCTCGCTCAACTCCTCGGCGATGGTGGTCCGATAGCCTCCCAGGACGACGACCCAAGAGAAGACATTCCGAAGGGACTTCGCGCAAGCCCTGGTCTGCGCCATCGAGCGCAACTGGAACAGAGGGACAGAGACCTCCCCGTCCGCGATCTTCACGCTCTTGTAGTGGCCCTTCTTCCCGCCGGACGGCGCGACCCATATCTTCTTGCCGTCCTTGTCGACTTCGTCCTCGTAGCGGTACTTCGTGCGGGTCGACCACTTCTCCTCGTCGTTGAGGCACATCGCCTCGGCCGATGAAAGGACCTGTCCGTTCCGGTCGAGGCAGTCGGCGATCGCGAGGAACCCCTTCACGCCGCCGAGGTCGATGAACTCCGTCGACCGGACCCTCGTCGTGCAACCGTAGAACTTCGCGACCGTCTGCCAGTCTTCGAACTCCAAGTATTGCTCGCCGCCCATCATCACCTTGTTCTTCTTCTGCGAGACGACGTCGACGAGGACCGCCGCCGCCTCCCTCGCTTCCTTGATGACGAGTGCGGGTTTCCTTGCGACAAACAGATCCGGCACGGACCCTTCGTATACTGCCAATTCATCATCCTTCATGGTGCCTCCCTCTTCATAGTTCCGGCTCGTAGATGATAGCCGGTGCGCCGTGGTCGTACAGGACGACCGCCAACACGTCGTAGGTGTGTTCCTTGTGGGGCGGGTACATGATCTTCCCGGAGGGTAGTTTCTTCCCTGTCGTGACCTCGACCCTGGAAAGGGCTCCGTCCTTCAGGATCGCTATGTCGCAGGGGCACGCCGGGCTCATGGAACGGAACACGTTGTACCCCTTTTGCATTAAATCCGCCGCGACAAGCAGTTCTCCGATCGCTCCCACCGTACCAGTCGCTACCCCGGTAGGCGGATTCGCGTGTCGATACCGCTGTTTACACGCCTCTTGGTAGCATGGTTTCGAGCAGTATTTCGACTTTCTTCGCCTTCTTTTTTCCGAGACGTCTCTCCCGCAGTTCAGGCACTTTTCCATAGGCAAATAATACCCCTATTGTGATATTCTGACAACCGGAATCGCTACTTACCTCCCGTCAGAGTGAAATACAGGATCAACAGAATGTAACCCGCCGCCGCGACAGTCACCGACGTGACGGCAATCGTCGACCACGGCGTTTCCAACTCGCTTCGCCTCCAGTCCTGGGGCAGTTCCCGGATTGCCCGAGGAGTCTCACGCGACCTTGTGAACACGGGCGAACTCATTCGCCACCTCCTCCTGTCGTTTTGTGAACCGTCCATCGAATCCATTGACCGAGATCTCGACCCTCATGTCGGGCGTGATCCTCGCCTTCTTGCCGTATTCCACCGCATCGACGCCGGTCCTCCAGACGGCGTACTGCGGCGACTCCGCACGGGACACGATCCCCGCCGGGATCTGCTTGCTTGCGAACCATCCGAGCCAGGTCTTCACGGCGTCTGGCGTGTGGAACCATCTTGAAAAGACGAAAGGGCCGGGCTTGCCGATGTTCGTGGGTTGAGTCATGCCGACACCTCCAGGGCCTTTCCCTTCGGCAACCTCCTCGCCGACACCCGCGCCGACAGGGAGAGCGTCGCCGCGATGTTCTGGTAGTGGTCGCAGGAAGCGACATCCTCCGGCGACAGGTCCCTACGTTCGGTCGTCGCGGCGACTGCCCCGGCCCTCCTGATGAGTTTCATCCCTGAGTTGCCTTTCCTCGCGACGTGTTGCACCCTCCCCGGAGGAGGCAGGATCAGGAAGCCCTCGTTCGGGATGGCGTCCATGACGACGTTGTTCTGACGGAACAACAGTTTCCTCCACGACGTTGTCACCGTCTTGAATCTGTTCGAGTCACGATCAACCTTGATCGCCTTCGCGATCTCCGCATATCCGATGATCGCACCCTCTTTCGGAACGCCGAACTCTTTTATCAGCAGATCGACGTCTATCCGAGTCGGGATCCCCTGGAAATAAGGTTTTCCCATCACCTTCTCCTTTCTGATTTTTTTTCCCATGATCCATGCCGTGCCGCGCCGAGCCCTGCCTTGCCCTGCCGAGCCTCGATCCATGCCTTGCCTGACCACGCCTTGCCCAACCTCGCCGCGTTCCCTGCCCGACCTTGCCGCGCCCCGCCTCACCAAGCCTTGCCCTGCCCGACCGGGTTCCATGCCCCGCCGAGCCCTGCCTTGCCCCGCCTCACCAAGCCATGCCTTGCCCGACCGGGTTCCCCGCCTTGCCGAGCCCTGCCCTGCCGGGCCATGCCGTGTTCCATGCCTAGCCATGCCGGGCCGAGCCGTGCCCTGCCATGCCTCGATCCCTACGCCTTGTCCACCTCCGCGATGAACTTCCCGAACGACCCCGGCGACTTCGGGGATGAGGGCCTCCAGTCGCCGATGCCCGCATAGCAACCGGCGAACGTCAGAATGTTCTGGAGGACGTCCCTCGTGATCTGGTCGTCGAGCACGGTGATCGTCCCGCCGCACTCCCACTTGTCGAACCTCGGACGGACGCGAACGTGCTTCGCCATCCCGATCTTCGCCCGCTTGACGAACAGCATGAAGCCGGACTTCAGTGCGACCTCCTCGTGGATCGAGAAGTCTTCCTCGTCGATCAGCGCATCCTTGATCGGCCCCCAGGTGATCTCCTTCCCGTCGACGATGACGGGCCAGGCACTCTGATCGACGACCAGGCCGCTCTGCGTCTGCGCCTTGAAGGTCGTCTGCCCCTTGCCGGTCGGACACCGCTTGCCTCCCTCGCGGAGTACCGTCATCAGGTTGTCGGACGGGACAACGATCTTGCCTCCCTCGACGTAAGCACTCCCGAGCCACCGCCACGCCGGGGACCGATCGTCACCGGGGATCGACCCCTTCTTGTTCGCGGGATCCTTCCCCCACTTGTTCATCACCTCCGACCACGACAGGTTGTCGTTGTGCATCAGCATCGGAGTCTCTCCTACCAGGTGTACCGCATACGTTCTCGCTTTCATCGCCTCGCCTCCTTGAGTGAGTTGTTGGATACCAAGTTCCACGCCTCGCCTCGCCCAACCCAGCCTCGCCTTGCCGCACCTCACCGCGCCTTGCCGCACCTCACCGCGTTCCACGCCGTGCCCAACCATGCCATGCCAGGCCACGCCCCACCGCGCTCCATGCCGAGCCGCGCCATACCGAGCCATGCCGTTCCGAACCTTGCTCCAAGCCCTGCCTTACCGCGCCTTGCCAAGCCTGACCGAGCCGAACCGTGCCGAACCCTGCCGTACCAAGATCCATGCCCCGCCTTGCCGAGCCACGCCGCGCCAAGCCCCGCCGCGATCCTCGTCTATGGAATTGCCTCCTCGTTTTTCGCTTTCGCCGCATCGGATACTGCGGCCATGCGCTTCTCCATCTGCCTCAGTTCTTCAATGATGAACGCCTTCCCGGAGTCGTCAGCGGCGGGAAAATCCACCGTGACGATTTCGTTGAGGATGCGAAGGAACTCCACCACGCCGTCCGTCATTTGGCTCATCGTCTTGTGCCTCCTTCCTGATTTTGTCGATCAGTTCCTGCGTCAGCGGCACCCATCGGTACTCCCCGTCGATCAGCCGGTGTCGATGACGCAGATGTCGACCCGGATGGAAGCCCCGAGGGACTCCCTCCAGGATGCGCTGTTCGCCTTCTTGATCTCGCTGATCGCCTTGTTCGCGGCGACGGCGTATGACGGAGCCTTCACCCGGACATGGTCGGAAGCCGGGTACCGATTCCCCTTGTGGTCCCACCGGACGTCGACGGAGAAGGTTCTCATCAGTTCCACCTCGCTTTCTCTTTCGGCTCCATCTTCTTCAACGCCTCGCCGATCGGGTCGATGCCGGACCTCTTGATCTCCTCAGAGATCGACCTCGCGATCTTGCTGCCGATCGCGGAGAGGTGTTCGGTATCGCCGGAGACGTTGAAGGCGGACTGCCTATCGTACCGAGTGAAGGACAGGGATTCGTTCCCCTTCTCGGCGTAGACGTTGAAGGCATCCTTCGATACGCGCCACCCGAGGGCGACAAGAGCCGCCGCAAGGGTGTCGGAATTGTTTAGTTTTGTTATCAGGCGAGAAAAACAAGGCATTTTCGTCTCCTCCCTTACATCGAGATCCGGCGGTTGCCCAATCCGGTCATGGCTTTTATCCTTCCGCCTTCGCGATCGCGGCTTCGGCCTGTTCGAGGAAGTGTGGGACATCGAGCATCACTCCCCGAGGGCCAGGCGCGGCGAGGTGCGCACCCACGAGTCCCCGAAGTGCCTCCAGGAGTTCCGGCGCGGCGGCGATCAGGGGGGCGTTGGCTTCAAAGTTCGGGCTACCGTAGCAGATGACCTCCTTGCCAGAACAAACACGGTCGTATTCCTTGTTATAAACCCACGGGCCCGGTGTGTACTTCATGGCTTTTATCCTTCTCTCCTCTCTTCTTGGCGGATTACCGCCTCGTCTAATTTACGGCTGACGGTCTCGCACTCTTCGGAGCAGAACCGCCAGTCGGTCTCCTCCTCCAGGTCCGCCGGGTCGATCTTGAAGTCGTTCCCGCATTGGATGCAGGTCTTGTGAATCTTGCGATACTTCATGTCTTGTCTCCTTCGAGCGCTGTTATGTTGGACCTCTAACCCTGCTTCACCGGTACAGTATCAGATGCCGCAACAATGTCAACAGTTATTATTCGTGGCGGAATAATACCCGCCAGCCCGCATGAATAGGGCATCGGTGTTTTCCCCCTTGACATGGTTCGGCGAAATGGTGTCTACTCGTTACGTCATACGACACCAGATTGAGAGAGGAGGGAGCGCATGGCGGCACCGTCATACTTCACCACGAAATTGCAGACTGCGTTCAAGTGCTTACGATGCGGGCATGTGTGGATACAGCGGTACCCTGGACGGCTTCCGGTGTCGTGCCCGTCGAGCCGTTGCCGAAGTAAGTCTTGGAAGATTCCGCCGAAAGAAAGGGCCAAGCGGTGAGCCGGAACCTGGCCATGTCCAAACTGAAGTGTGGCATCTACTGAGTAGCCGCGCCAGCGGAGAAGGAGGTGTTATGCAGAAGATTGTCTTCGTTACATCGCTGTACCGACTGCGGAAGTTTAACGCCTGCTCGGACCGATACGCGCATCTCGTCGATAAACTCGGCCCGGAGTGGGGCGACAAGGACGATATCAACCTGCTGGACATCCTGAAGCACAACGGAACCGCCGACTGCCTGTGGGCGCTGTGCGCCACGGTACAGCATCCGGACGCCGACAGGGCGATGCGCCTCATGGCCGCCGACTTCGCGGAGGCCGTGCTGTCAATCTTCGAAAAGGAATACCCGAAGGATGACCGGCCATGGAAAGCGATACAGGCGGCAAGAGACTCCGCCAACGGAAAGATAACCGATCAGGAGCGGGCCGCCGCAGGGGCCGCCGCAGGGGCCGCCGCATGGGCCGCCGCATGGGCCGCCGCAGGGGACGCCGCATGGGCCGCCGCAGGGGCCGCCGCACGGGACGCCGCAGGGGACGCCGCATGGGCCGCCGCACGGGACGCCGCAGGGGCCGCCGCATGGGCCGCCGCAGGGGACGCCGCAGGGGACGCCGCAGGGGACGCCGCATGGGCCGCCGCAGGGGACGCCGCATGGGCCGCCGCATGGGCCGCCGCACGGGACGCCGCATGGGACGAGCAAGCGAAGATCATCCATAAGTATTTAGGGAGGTAGCCGCGCCAGCGGAGAGGGAGGAAGGGGATGTACTGCGGAAAGTGTGGCAAGAAAATAGAGAGTACAGCGGGAGTTTGCTACTCATGTACGTCCGACCCGGTATTCGACGGTCCCGTGTTCCCCTGCCCCCAATGCGCCCGGATAGATGACACCTCAGGACTGGCGCGGGTCATCGAGGATGCCGCGCTCGTTGGCGGTGTATCGTGGATGGGTGTCGCACAAGCCGTCCAGAGATTTATCAGAGGGGAGGGGTGATGGACCTACAATGCGAATATTGCCATGAGATGATTGTATTGGGGGTGCGCCACGATTGCTATGAGGTAGTCGCCACCCTCCGCGCCGACCTTGCCGCCGCTGTCGCCCGTGCTGAGGAAGCGGAGCGGCAACTTTGCAAGGCGAGGGATTATTTATTAACCATTAAATCGTCGGTAGAAAATGTGGCAGGGGCCTTCATTGGATACGTCGACATCGACACGATGATAGATAATCTCTACCAATCCTCCCCCTGCCGCCACGAGGCCGAAGCGGACGCACTGAGGGCGGCGGTGGAGTGGGCGTTAGAAAACATTCCCATGACGCAAAACAAGGCGACCGAACTCCGCCGCAGGGCGGGAGGGGAGGGGAGCGGGGATGACTTATACACCGACAGGGAACATTGTGCCGTTTGCTCAACGCTTCTTGAACAAAGAAAAACGCAGGTACGCCGCCCCGATGCGGGTCCTGTAATCTACGGTCCCGCTGAAATGGATAATTGGGGCGAGCAGTATTCGGAACCGTACTGCCCCAAGTGCGGTATTCAGTACAGTCAAGTCGCTCTGTTAGAATTGGAGAAAAGCCGCCGTGCGGACGCCGCGAAAGGAGGCAAGGTATGATGAATGTCAGAAAATGTAAAAAGTGTGGTCAGAAAATGCACGGATTTGAGGTAAGGGGCGGAAAAGAATACTGTCGCATCTGTGGCAAAAGGAGGAAAGGATGACGGACATCGAACGAAAGTGGATTCAAATGGTGTCCACCGCCGAGGAGCGGACCAATCTCGGAACGAATACGATGCACGATGATGCGATACTTTCGGTGGATAAGGAACTGAAGGAGCGCAGGGAGGATGAGGAAACTTTTCGCAATACGTGGGAGTTGATGATATGGGCCAGTTTGGACGGACGTTTCTATGCTGGCAAAGTGGACAGCGATGAACGCCAACTTGGTCCGTTCTCCACCCTCCACTCCGCGATCCTCGCCGCCCGAGGTGGGAAATAAATGAAAACCGTCGGAATCTGTTTCTGTGGCGATTACCAAGATGACCACGAGAACGGGACTGGCCGGTGTCGGTTCAACTTTCACCACATTCCCGGGAGCCACCACAACCCTGCTGTTGCATTATTGAACCGATGTGACAAGTATCAAGAGGCGTGGCGAGATGAGGACAAACGGGCCGACACCAAGAGGAAGGGGAAATGAGCGGCCTCGTCTGCGGCGTCTGCGGGACCTCGTGGAAGTTGGACAAGCCCTTGCTGTATCATCTTGGGGCACTCCATTGCGACAGCCACGCCTGTTCGAGGACGTGCGAGGAATGCCAGGATTGGGAGGAGGTAGTCGAGGCGGCGAATCCCACGGACGGGGATCGTAAGGCAAAAATAGCGCGACCTGCCGCCGCCACCACATCTGACAGCTCCTTCACGAAAGCCCCAGGCTACGCCGCGATGATGCAGAAACTCAAGGGAGGCACGTAACGCATGGGTGAGCGGTCAAGCATCGAGTGGACGGACGCGACCTGGAACCCGGTGACCGGTTGTACGAAGATCAGCGCTGGCTGCCAGAATTGTTATGCGGAGAGGATGTCGCGGCGACTCCAGGCGATGGGTCAGCCCAACTACCGCAACGGTTTCAAGGTAACGGTCCACGATCA